CCGCTGCACACCCATCTGGCGCACGAATGCGGTGCTGGCCGGCGAGGTGGAGCTGTTCGTCACCGCCTGCGTCGCCACCGTCACCAGGCTGGTCGCCAGCTTCCAGCGCCCGCCATCGGTGGCCACGATGATGCTGCCGCCGTTGTCGGCGCTGGTGGTGTCTGCCGTGTCGAGGTAGTACACCCCGCCGCCGCCATCCCCGCGCGTCGTCGTGCCCAGCACCTGCGCATAAGGCGTGCTGCCGGTCTTGGGCAGCGCGCGCAGCCCGGTCAGGTTATCGGCGCAATAGGCGACTGCCGAGAAATTCGCGTCGAGCTGCACCAGGCTGGGCGCAGGGTTTGAACCGAACAGTGCAAACGGCATAAATACTCCCGCTTATTCAGGCAGGGCCGGCCAGCTGATATTCAGCGGCCAGCCGGGTTGTTTGGTGATGTCGCGCAGTGCCTGGCGGTAGGCCTGCCATGCAGCAGGCAATGGGGCCCCGGTATCGGCGGCGCGCAGGGTGACCCAATCCGACTCGCGCAGCCGCGCCGCACGAATGGCCAGCGCATTGGCAGCAGATTGCGCCAGGCTGATCTGCTCGCGATCGACGGCCGTGCGCGTTGCCGGGTCGATCACGACTCGGGCAGCATCGAATTCGCCTTCGATGGCGCTGCAACCTTCAGGGGTATTGAGCGCCACCCAATCCGCCGGCCCGTTGTAGGTCTTGACGATTTCACCCGTCACTGCGCTGTATATCGACCAGGTCTTCATTTCCAGAGCAGCTCCACACGGGTTTCGACGTTGTACCAGGTGAAGTCGTAATTGCCGCCCGTCTGTGCCGACATGCCGGCCTTGATGGTGTTGCCGGCGGTGATCGTCGTGGTGAGCAGGTCCATGTATTTGCCGCGCGCCAGGGCCACTGGCTTGAGCGGCCCGACCGCATCGCGGATGAACACCCCCGCCGGAGAAAACTCCTGCAGCACGATGCGATAGCCCGTGCTGGCACCGAAGTCAGACGACCCGCTGCCGGCCACGCTGGCCTCGAAGCCGACGATGACCTGCACACGGCCGCTGTACTGGGCGACGAAGGTGATGCCGGTGGGCTTTGCCATGTGTCAGACGAAGGAGTTGACGACGCCGGGCCCGGCTTCGAATGACGACAGGACGGTGGTTGCCGCCTCGTCCGCGATGTTGGGCGTGTTGACCAGGTAGGTCTGCGCCGGCATCAGCCAGTAGGCCGTGCCGCCCGTGTACGACCACGTCGCCGTCGCCCCGCTTGCCGTCACCCACCGCGTGGTGCCACGGGTGATGGTGCCGTTGGCATTCACGGTCACGGGCATCACGGCGGCTGCGGCGCTCTCGTTGCCGCTGGTGTCGCGGTGCTTGGCCAGCACGGTGTAGGCGCCAGCGCCTGGCCAGGCCCATGCAAATGAGGTGCCGGCCCCCGCGTACAGCGTCGTGCCGGTGGCCCAGACGGTGCCCAGGCGCAGCTCGGTCTGCGCGTAGTCGATGTCGGCCGGCCGATCCCAGGTGAACACCACGCTGCCAGCCTGCACGCTGGCCGCCAGGTTGACGACATCACCCGGCGGCTGGCTCTTGCCCACCGGCAGGGGCGACACGTAGGCCCACGGCCCGGCCTGGCCCAGGTACGACACCGCCCGTACCGCGATCAGCGTCACCGAGGATTCCTCCAGCGGGCCGATCAGCGTGCTCGTCGCATCACCCGGCATGGCCGCGGACTGCACCCAGGTCACGCCATCGGCGCGGGTGAACCGCACGTCGATGCGCCCGCCGCGCACCACCTGCATGTCGGCGCTCTGCGTCCAGCTCACCTGGGCGCGGCACTGGATCGTGCCGTCACCCAGCCGCTGCAGATACGTCGTGCCCGACACCGCCGCCAGCCCGGCCAGCGCCTGCGGCTTGGCAAAGGCGTTGCGCAGGCTGGTGTTGGGCGTCAGGTCGACCGTGGTAGCCGCGCCAAAGGCCCAATCCCACACCGCCGATGCCGTCTCGCGCAGCGTGAGCCGCACGGTCTGGGTCGCGAAGTCGTGGGCCCGCTCCTCGACCGTGAACAGCTTGGCCGACCAGCCGTAGCGGCTGATCGTCAGCGCTACCGTGTTGCCGGGCGCCACGTCGTACGCGCGCAGGTTGCAGTTGATCTGCACCCGCATGCCCTGGCGGTTGCGCTCCAGCATGATCTTGGCCAGGCGCTGGGCGCGCATCACGCCCGTCACCATGTCCAGCGTCGGGTCGCTCAGCAGGTCGATGCCGCCGTCGTCGGCCAGGTAGGTGGCATTGGTGACGGGCGGCGCCTCGGTCGACACGTAGCCCTTCGCCGGCTCGACGTACTTCGCCACCACGCGGTTGAACAGCTCGGTGCGCGCCGCATCGGGCTGGATGGTGATGGGGCCGTCCGCCAGCATGTCCTCGGTCAGCGTGAACTCGGCTACCAGGTGCCGGCCAGCGCGGATCGCGTAGCGGCCCTGCGCCCAGGCCACCGTGCCGGCCATTGATTCGACGATGGCATCCAGGTTGTCGCGCGGCGACGCCTCGGTCGTCAGCACGCCGTTGCAGGTGTAGCGCGCTTCGGTCACGCCAGTGGCGATGGTCACGGCCTCATCGCAGGCGTCGGCCTCGGCGGTCAGCTCGCTGTCCACCACCTCGGTCGACGCGGCACCCATGTAGGTGCGCAGGTAGTCCGCCGCGCACAGCGCCGAGTTATCGCGCCACGCCGTGGTCGACGTGCGCGGGTCCCACACCTTGCGGCCGCGCACCACGGCCGATACGTCGGGCAGGCCCGTGGCGCCGAAGACGTCCTGGTCGTACTCCAGCCGCACGTACAGGTAGCACAGGCCGCGCAGGCGGTGTGCCGATGTCCACTTGCCACCGCTGGCAGAGATCAGGCCCGTATCGGCCGTCTGCGTCGTCGTGCCCAGGTAGCTCTTGATCTGCACCAGCGGCGTGGACGCGGCCGCGTAGGTGTACGACACGGTGATGTCGGTGCCCGCTGCAATGCCTGTCGTTGTGATCGTGACCACATTGCCCGCCAGGCTGAATGCGACCGGGCTGGTGCCATCACCGCCGACGATCGGTACCACCGCCACCAGCACGCCCAGCACCGGCGTGTGCGACAGCGTGGCGACCGCGGTGGCCCCGCCGCTGGCCGCGATCACCTCGACCCAGTCTGCCGGCGTCACGCGGTTGAACGCGGCATCCGTGCAGTTGCCGCTGCCATCCAGCGTCAGCGGCGTGTCGTTGAAGTAGACGGTTTCGACGGCATCGCACTCATGCCCGGCCAGCAGCACCACAAGATGCATGAACTCGCCCTTGGTGCCCGTGCTCTGCGCATAGGCGATCGGGCCCGACACCCTGGCGCGGCCGTAGACGATCTTGTGCGGCGCGGTGGCGCTCTGCACCATCTGATCGCGGTCGCGCTGGGCGTCATTGAAGGCGCTGCGGGCTTTGTTGCGGGCACTGCGCTTGGCATCGCCTGACGCCAGGCCGCCGATGAAGAAGCCGGCCACGCCGCCCCAGAAGCCGCCCCGGCTGGCGCCGATGATCGCGCCACTGATGGCCCCGCCCAGGTCGAAGTTCATTGCTGTGCGGCCCTACTGCTACTGCTTGAAGAACTCGGCCTTGGGCCACACGATGCGCTGCTGCTCCATCTGCGCGATGTACTGCAGCCCCAGGTCGCCCGCGAAGTCGGCCTGCAGCTGCGCATCGGTGTAGCGCTTGGTTCGCGGGCGGTCCCACGTGGCCATCCTGTGCTCGGCCAATAGCGTGATCACGGCGCTGTCGCGGCCGTCGCTGATCAGCGGCGCGTCCATCAGCCCGCTCCAGACGTTGCTGTCGACCTGCAGGGTGTTGGTGGCGTCCAGCACCGCCATGCGCAGCGTCAGCGGCCGGCCCTGCATGCGCTCGGTCATCGCGCTGCCGATCGATGCGGAGCTGACGCCCGAGATGTCGACCTTCAGGCCTTCGTACGACTCGGCGGTTTCGCGCACGACTTCGATGCGCAGCAGGCCGAGCGCAGGCA